CCAAACTAGGTCCAAGAGGTGGTGGTGCACCTATAGCAGGCATGGTCTCAGCAGGATATGGCGCAAAAGATAACTCTGGAATTTGGAGTGCGACACAGAATAAGCACACTGGAACAGACTATGCCGTACCTATTGGAACCCCTGTAATGGCTACCATAGGAGGAAGCGTATCTAGTACAGATGCTGGACCAGAATACGGAACGTCAATTATTATAGATAGTGCAGATGGCTATCAGACTGTCTATGGCCACCTTAGTTCACGTGACGTTAAGGTTGGACAGACCGTTATGCCAGGTCAAGTTATTGGCAAGTCTGGTGATAGCGGTAACTCTACTGGGCCACACCTTCATTATGAGGTACGTAAAGGAAGCAATAACCCAATAGACCCAAGCCAACTTCCAGAACAGTATGGGCGTCTGTCTCCCATCTCATTAACTAGTTCTTCTGCGTCTCTAAGGTCTACCGTGGGAACAGGCGACCAACAGGGTTGGGCAGGTAACCTCTTAGGTGCACTCGGTGCACCAACTACAGAGAGTAATGTAAGCGCCCTTACTACATGGATGAGTTTTGAGGGTGGGCACTGGAAGAATAGTGCATCATACAATCCATTAAATACAACATTAAATTCAGGTAACGCACGTTCAATGAACAGTGTAGGAGTGAAGGCCTACGGAAGTTGGGAAGAAGGACTAAGCGCCACAGTCTCAACCTTACTTGGCAACAAGTCACAAGAGCGTGGGTACAGCGCAATTGTTGACGCCTTAAGGTCAGGAACAAGCAGTTCATCAGTATTAAGTGCGATTAACAACTCTGCATGGCTCTCTGGAAAAGTAAACTCTCCTGGGTATGCCTTCCCCACTGGAGGCGGTACTTCTGGATACGGTGCATCAATACCAGCCATATCTGCGGGTGGTAGTAAGACCGTACACATAACGGTCAAGTTCGACCAGGCTAACGAACAGAGCGCTATGGCATTTGCTAAGCAGGTGCAGTCTTACTTAGATGAGCGTAACAATAACTCGATGATTGGTAGTTCATAATGGCTGGCGTAGCAACGCAATCCGAAAAGAGCAGGCAAGCACAGGCCGCAGCAGACTATGCAGCAACCCAAGGCGCAGCAGGTGCAGCATCTAAAGCGGAACAAAACGCGAGAAAAAAAGCCAAAGAAATTGCAGACGCTAAAGCAGCAGTTACAAGGGGTGTTACAGAAAAAGGTAAATTACTAAAACAGATAGACTTAGCAAAAGCAAGTGTTATATCTAAAACAGATATCTACAACGCCTACTACAAGGCTCATACACCAATAGATTTTGCTGAACAAACTCAACTGAACTACATTAATGAGCAGATTGCCAATGCAAAGGTAACAGTAACAACGCTGCAAGGAAAGTTAATAAAAGTTGAAAGCAGAATAAAAACAGAAGAAAAGATAGCGTATCCACCCGTAACAAAGCCTGGGCCAAAGATATACAACCCAAAACATGCACCAGGTAAGACGTTAACTCCATCAACTGTGGAAACACCAATTTTTAAACCAATAACTATGACAACTGGTTATAAGTACAACGCTCCCATGGTCTCCTCTGCGTATCTGCCTATCAAGGGACCTAACCAGATATCTTATGGAGATGTTGGTCCTGGAAATTATGACAATGCTCGTAAGGCGTGGAATAATGGCGGTCTAGGACGTGGCGTAATTCAGATGGACAAGCAGTTTGTGGTGAGCCCAGGCTCGGCACAAGGAAAAGCGTCTGAAGCAAATAGAGTGGACCCACAATTATACGGGTTTAAGTTCTTGTATAACCCTAGTGAAGTAGAGATGGGTTGGCAGATTCAACAGGCGATGAACCCAACCTTTTTAGCAAGTGGTGCAGACGCGTTCCAAATAATTTCTGCTGACCTACTGGCTAGTACTGTTTCTTTTACTGTTTTAATAAACAGAATAGCGGACTTTAGTGTTAAGGACTTTACGACTGCGTATCCAAGTACCGTAACAAATCAAGAGTATGCAAAAATCCTTGAGCGAGGAACCATGTATGATTTAGAATATCTGTTTAAAACTTTAAACGGTCCTAGCGCAACATTTACTTCTCCATTAAACTTTGAAACAGCAGATAGAGGCTGGTTAAGACCAGCAATCGTAGAACTCCATCTAGGCGACCGTCTACGGTATAGAGTACGGCTTGCTACATTTGGATTAAAGCACTCTATGTTTACTGACAATATGGTTCCTACTCTAACTTCGGTAAGTCTGACCTTTGCCCGATTTAATGATGCGGCGACAACATCATGATATTTCTAGATAGCAGGTATGCTGATGGAACGCTATTAACAGCACATGATGCACGAACAGGAAAGTATCAGGTGACTGTCTTCCGTGAATTTCCAGCACAACTTACTGGTTACTTCTACTATAACTGGGTAGAAACAGATAGGCTAGACCTTCTAGCCCTACGGTTTTTAGGAAAAGCAAACCTATGGTGGAAAATTTTAGATATAAATCCTAACATTTTAGACCCATCTTCTATTAACGCTGGAGTTCAATTAAGGATTCCAAGTGCCTAACATATACCAGAATAGACAGGGCTCTTCGTATAAGGTTACTTATCCAGACTTTGCTGACTTCGATGTTCAACCATCCTACATGGCCCTTCTTCAAGAAGTGGGTAAACAAGATATTGTGGAATTAAAGTATCCTTTTTTTAACACCTTCTATCAAGAGGCGCTAAAGACTGGTGTGCCAGTTCATATCAAATGGAGCAATGACAAGGTCTCATCAGAATTTTTTGGTTACGTATATTCGGTGTCCTCTGATGTAAACCAGACATTGAATAAGCCCTTTAAAGTTAAGTGTATTGGTTCTGGAATGGTGTTAAAAGAAAGCGGAAAGAAAGTTTGGGTTAATAAAACCGCCTCCGACATCGTTACAGAGATTGCTAATAAGTATAAATTAAAACCCAAAGTAACATCTAGTTCAGTAAAGTTTAACCAACAATCCCTAGTTAACCATACCTATTGGGAGAAGGTGCAAGAACTTGCAAGACGCATCGGATACGTTTCTCAAGTTATAGGAACCGAGTTACACTTTCATCCTGTAGATAAAATGATAAATCAATTCATGACATCTATCCCTACGCTATTTTTTACTACATCTGATATCAATACCTACATGGGAACTCTCTCCCATACCTTAGACCTCTTTCGTCCATTGGTGGGAGACCATGCTGATAAGGAATCCTACAAGAGAAGAATTAAAACGGTCTCTGGTGTTGACCCAATAACTAGTATGCCCTATACAGTTTCTGCTTCTCCAAATCTTGTCGGTAAAAAATTACGCAAGACTACAAAGGACCCACTCTTTAATGAGTCATTAACTACGACTATCTCTGAAAGTTCTTCCATGGCAAAGACCGTTGTCGAAGCACATGCTCACCTCTCTAGGTTTTCAATTCTGGCAGAAGGCATAGGCCAAGGTGACCCAAGAATTGCTCCATATAGAACGGTTGAAATACAGGGCACAGGCAATGTAACCGATGGCTTCTGGGTCATTAAAAAGGTTGAGCACTCCCTTACTTTTGATGGACGTTATTCTGTGGAGTTTATGTGTATGAGCGATGGTGTGGGGTCCAATAAGAGTAGTGGCTTTCGACCAGATGTCGCGGGTGTGGGAGTAAGAAACGTGGCGTATGAGTTGGTTATGGGCGGTAATGTGCGTTCCACATCCTCTAGAATTAGCGCTGTAACCCCTATGATTAAGAACAATAGCGCTGGCTTTAAGATTACGCCACGTAGATGGGTAGGAAGATAATGGCAGAAGTAACTTTATCTCTACCTTTTTCCGTAGATTCATATGGCAAAATAAAGACTGCTAGTAGTGCCTCTAAGATATGGGCGGATAGAGTGCGCTCTGTAATAGGCACAACCGTTAGAGAGCGGGTTATGAGGGACACCTTTGGAACATCCATTGCTTACTCTGTGTTTAGCAATTCGGAAGACGCCTCCACATCAATCTCTTTTGAGACGACTGATGCCTTCCTTAAACAATTGCCCCTATTAAAGTTGTCATCGGTTTCCAGTACTTTTGATGAGTTTACAGGGATAATGCAGGTAGAAGTAGTCTACGACCTACCGAACAATGAAACGGTAAGCACAATAATTGGACTTGTAGAACTTAGAGGAACCGCCCCATTTGCTGAGGAGACACTGTGACAGTAACGCCTGCTTCTAATATTCCTATCTCGATTAACTACACGAGTAAAGACTACTATGCAATAAGAGAAGAACTTATTGCTAGAATTCAAGACCGTATCCCAGAGTGGACGGCATCTGACCCCGCAGACTTTGGCGTGGCTCTTGTAGAGGCCTTTGCATACGTTGGTGACTTGATGTCCTACTACATAGATAGAAGCGCCAATGAAGCGTTTATTGATACTGCAACACAGAGAAATAGCGTACTGGCTATTGCTCAGTCCTACGGGTACAACCCAGCAAACTATCGAGCAGCATTTACAACCTTAACATTTACTAATACATCTGCAAGTGATGTAGATATTCCTGTTGGAACAGTCATCTCTGGAGACGTTACACTTGGAGACGTTGTAACAGCCATCTACTTTACTACAGATGCTGCAGTAACGGTTCCAGCAACTGATGCGATAACGGGAGTTGCGTCTGAAGGACGCTCTGTTCAAAGAATCTCTGATAATGCAAATACAATTGGTGAACTCATTGGTACATCTACTGGGTCACCAAAGATGGCCTTTGAATTAGGCGAGTCTCCAGTAGTAGATGGCTCTATCGCAATCTATGTTCAAGATGGAGCCGTGTTCTCCAAGTGGACGCGTGTTGAACACGTTGTTGACTATGGTCCTACAGACCAGGTGTTTACCACAGCAACCGACCAAGATAACGTTGTACTTATTAACTTTGGTGATGGTGTATCTGGTGTTATTCCAGTTCTATATTCTGAAATTAGAGCAGAGTACACTGTAGGAAGCGGAAGTTTAGGAAACGTTAATATCGATACCCTTATTAATTTTGATTACATTCCAGGACTATCGGAAGGACAGACCGCGGCTCTGCAATCTGCAGTGACCGTAACAAACTTAGTTGTCGCTATAGGTGGTTCAGACCCAGAAGAGACCAACCAAATTCGTTCTGCTGCGCCATTAACACTACGCGCTAATAACCGTGCCGTAACACTTCAAGACTATGCGGATTTATCATTAGGAGTTGGTGGGGTTGGTAAAGCAAGTGCCACCGCTGCTACTTGGACCTCGGTTACCGTCTACATAGCCCCCACTAGAACTGCAACTGATACAGACGCATCCCCAGGACTTGACATTAATGATGCCACAACAACAGAGTGGAATCGCCTACAAGAGGATGTAGAACTATTCCTTTCTGACAAGGTCTTATTAGGAACATCTGTTACCGTCTCTCCCCCAACCTATGTTGACGTTAATATAACTATTACCTATACGAAACAAGTTCAATACACAGCCGATGAAGTAGAAGATGCAATAAAAATTAAACTATTACGGTCTTTTGGTTATACAGGAGTAAACTTTGAAGACACAATATATCCAGAAGACATTGAGTTCGAGTTATCTCAGGTTCCTGGTGTTAAGGTTGTTCGAATAAGTTCTTTGTATAGGACAGGAAGTGGTGTTGCGTTAACCACTCTAATAGGGTTACCAAATGAAATATTTAGTTTTTCTGAAGACCAGATAAGCATTGGCGTTATCTAGTGGATACCATAAAGAGACTCTGTGGGGTATACCGAGGAGTAGTAAGGGATACTCAAAAACCTTAAATACAAGAGTAGAAACATTAGAGACTAAGGTAGAAGCATTAGAGGGTACGGTGGAAACACTGGTAACTCAAATGGCAACAAAGTCAGAGACAGGTCATACCCACCCATAGTTCAAGCAGTAAATATAGGGCAAAACAACGAAAATAGACCTATTGGTTTAGAAGGGAAGTAGCATGGCAGCATCATATCCAGCAGCGGTAAAGACCTTTGTTAACAAGGTAGACTTTACTGATACCGTCCTTGCCGAACACATAAACAGCATACAGGATGAAGTAAATGCAATCGAGGCAAACCTTGGAACCTATATCAAGACTGGTTCTGGTTGGATTGGTAGCGTTGACTTTGTAACTTCGGCGTGGGATACGCTAAAGGACCGACTCGCTAATATAGAGTATGGATTAAAAGACGTCTACGACACTTACGTCTCCACAGCAGGTGGTTCAACTATAACCACTGCAACAGCAGAAACAAAGGGCTTAATAATTAAGGCGGCAGGAAGTCAGACCGCAAACCTCCTTGAATTACAGACGTCCGACTCCACTATAGTTACCAGAGTAAACTCTGCTGGGCATGTGTTTACGCGAGGAGTAGAACTTGTTCCAGTAATTTATTCGGCCTCAGAACCTACTGGCGCATCCTTTGCTGCTGGAACTATCTGGGTCGACTCGTCTGTCGATGTCGACATCACTTCGGCCTCTGCTGGGGCAGCGTTTAGTGAACTTCTCTTGATAGGAGCATAGAGTGGCTAAATCATCGTATGTGTGGTCTGGCTCTGCGTGGGTTGCAATAGCGTCCGCCGTTCCAGATTTAACTCTGTATAGATTAATCGATTCTAATACTCGGGGTATTACAGACGATTATACCCTGGTTCTTGCAGATGCTGATAGGATTTTAAAGGCCGATAAAGGAAGCAACTTTACCTTAACCATCCCCACCAACTCGAGTGTTGCATTCGGAGTGGGAGTGAGTATTCCAATTATTTGCTATTGATGAGTGGGTCTTAAGCGGCGACCTAATTCCAGCATAAGGAGGACTGCCTAGTGGCTAGATTTGGTAACGTTGTTCTTGGTGGGTTTAAATATGGTGCTACCCCAAAGTTAAATTATTCTGTCGAGCCATTTGAACTTACAGTACTTACCTTTACAAGTGTCTACTTGGCTTGGCAGTCTCCTAAAGGAACATTTACTAGAATACGTCTAGTAAGAAACCAAAACGGGTATCCAGAGCATGCAGAAGACGGAATCGTGGTGTGGGAAGAGGCGGCGACAGAAGGAACCGTATCAATAAGCACCTATACAGATGGGGTAGACAACCCATTTGTTACTCCAATAGTTTCTGGTCTACCAGTTTATTACCGAATGTTTTTATTTACAGGAGCGCTGGTGTGGCGTAAGTCTGGCTCTGTAACAGACATAATTCCGTCTAATCATGGCGCCCAATTAAACTTTATGAATTTAATTCCCAAAGTATTTACAAGTGCAATTCAAAGTCCACTAGGAGTTACTGACTCCTCTTCAACTATCTATGATTTTATAGATGGAATTTCTTTTACATATGAGCAACTATTAACTGCAATTGATTTAATCAAACCCACTCCTGTAAAATTGTTGCATCCAGTAGTGGCGCTATAACTCTAGGGGCTGATACTCCAATCACTAAGGGAGTCCCAGTACGCCCCGAGACCTGGTACACACTGACATTTCAATACAAGTCCCCTGCTAGTGATGGGGATATCACAGGAGCGCTAACCTTCTATGATAAAGACGGAGTGCTAATTGACACCTACACAGCGTCTATAGAGTCTGCAATCAATCTTTGGAAAACCTACATTGCGTCTATAGACACTCCTCCCACCGCACGTTATGCGAGTATCTCAATAGCGTACAGTGCTGCTGGAACCTACTATGTAGACCAAGTATCTTTGCAGTTGGGTAATCTTGCAGACCCAACATACGATGAAGCAAGGGCTATAGATATATTTCTTACCCCAAATAAAGCAAGCGTTACTGATAACTGGGCATCTACTGGAAGCCCCGTAAAGACGCAAGATGTGGATATCTCATCAGAGGTCTACTCTGGGGTTAGTAGTCTCAACATCGTGGTAACTGACGCATGGAGCCTAACGTCTAACACATCACCAGTAACTATTGGAGAGTACTACACCGCTTCGGCATACCTCAAGCCATCCGCTCAGATTCTTATGAGTGTAGTAACTCGTAATTCGATTGGAGACATAGTAGATGTCTACACCGAGACCATTGAGACCAGTGCTGATTGGGCAAGGTACTCGTCTACCCTCCTTGTCCCATACGATTCTACCGCAGTCACTATTGAAGCAATCTTTTCTGGGGATACTGGTACCTTCTATATCGACGCCGTTCAATTAGAGAAGAACTTTATTATGAGCGAGTACTTTGATGGCTCTCTTCCTGCAGACGCGGGAGCGGTATGGGAGGGGACAACTGATAACTCCTACTCCCACAGGTACTACAGTAAACCAATAAAGGTAGTCAGATTAGCAAATACCCTAGACGCTTGGGTACCCCCCAACTCCTTCTGGAGATTGCGTTCCTATGATGGGGTGGAGTTTAACAACTTGACGGTATAGGCTCCCGTCTATGACTAACTTATTTATTTCCGTTGTATTAGTGGGATTCGCAGTAACATATATCATTGAATTTTTAGATTTATTTATTTTTACTTTTGTTAGTAAGCACTTTCTTAATAAGTTCTTTGCTCTTCCATTAAGTTTTGGCGGGATATTTGTGATGGATAGTCTGACTATACAGATGATTGTATCCGTTCCTTCCGCAACGCTCATCTCTCTACTAGTAGGTAAACATATAAACAAGCCCGTGGTAGTTCGGTCTTTCCGATAGTGGGACGAATCATACTCTTAAGTTACAATAATGATGTTGATGTTTCTGAAGGTTTATCAGCGCTATTTAACCTACATCCAGAATTAACAGAGGTACTCATTCCAGTTATAGAGGACGGTGTGTTTGCACAGAGCGCTATAAATAGCGCCAAACAAATGTTTAGAAAGTTTAAAATATATTTTGCAGAAAATGGAATTCTAAATAATTTTGCAGATGCTGAAGACATAACTCTCTGTGGTAACCCAAACAAAGAAATCATTAGGCAGGTACAGCCAGGGGACGTTCTTGCACTAGTGTGGGATGACAGTCATACCATTCATATGGCGCTGCACTCTCTAGAAGATTTCGGTCTCGAGACTTGGGATATCAGTAACGGCTTAGAACCCATAGAGGTCCCCTACGGTGATGATGGTGACGACCCCTCAGAGATGTACGAGCAGGTGGTAGAGGGTATGAACACCTTCCTTGAGAAGATGGTCTCATTTATTACGGCATCCGTTCTAGACGTCTTATCTGACACAATAAAGAAACGAATTGAGGAAGATGACGACCACAAAGACATCTCCCCCTTTGACGAGAAGTAAACTCGGATATGACACCGCCTGCTGAAACATCTAGTGAGGGGCTTACTGATTACCAGTACCGTCTGTTCTCCGTGGTATGTGGTTTAGCGGGATTTGATGGCCGTTTACAGACCGCCGTAGGCGAACTTAGGGTACTCACAGGCGGGGTACACGAACGGACCGTCAGACGGGGATTACAGGCCCTTTCTAAAAGGGGACTTATAACTAG